CCCACCGACATTGCAGAGCGAATCGGTGATCTTGCCGACGAGTACGACTTCACCAGAATCGTCGCCGACACAGGTGGATTGGGTAAGTCTATTGTTGAAGAGTTTAAGGTTCGCTACGGGCTCCCTATTTACCCGGCGGAAAAAACCAAGAAGATGAGCTACATCGATATGATGAACTCGGACTTGGCCGATGGCATCCTCAAGGTAGTACAAGGGTCTGACATTTTAGACGAGTGGCAGAATCTTCAGTGGGATGAAGACCACCGCAAAGAGGACGCACGTTTCGAGAACCACCTTGCCGATGCTGCGCTTTACGCCTGGCGAGAGTGCAGGCACTATAGATACGAGGCCCCGATAGAGCCTCCTAAGTATGGTACTCCAGAGTACTGGGAGATGATTGAGGACAAGCATTGGGCTGAGTCAGCAAAAAATCTCGACCGTAACGAATCAGATAGATGGTGGGCTGCAGGCACATCGATTGAGAGGCTGCAATGATAGGCAAGAGCGCGTACATGGACCAAAAGTTTTGGTGGGAATCTGAAGAGGACAACCCGCAGGAGTTGATTTACTCACTTCTCGAAAACCTTAAAGATCGAATTGAGACACGTGCGGACCACGATATTTTGCATCTGTCCCTATTTGAGAACTACTACAATAACGCGCTAAACCCCGCAGGATACAAGACTGGCACGCTTTTCGACGATGACCGCGTTACCTTCAACGTCATCGCGTCGTGCTGTAATACGGTCACGGCTAAGATTGCCAAAACGAGACCGCGCCCAATCTTCTTAACAAGTGGTGGCGACTTCAGCCTGAAGCGTAAGGCTAAGCTGCTGACTAAGTTTGTCGATGGGATGTTCTACCAGGTCGACCTTTACAACGTCATGCAGCGAATCTTCCTTGATAGCTGCGTGTTTGGGACCGGCGTTCTTAAGGTGTTTATTGAAGACAATCAGGTCAAGGTTGAGCGCGTCTTCCCTAGTGAAATTATCGTTGATGAGTATGAGGCTCGCTATGGTGATCCTCGCTCTATGTTCCAGCGCAAGGTCATGCCTCGTGAAGTAGTGGCAGGACTGTTCCCGAACCACCAAGAAGAGGTGGCTGCAGCAGCGCCATGCGACCCAGAGGACCGTAGCTATAATACCGGTGACATGATTGAGGTTATCGAGGCTTGGCATATCCCGTCTGTCTCTGGTGGTGACGATGGCCGACACGTTATCTGCATCGACAATGCGACGCTATTCGACGAGAAGTATGAGAAGGACTACTTCCCGTTTGTCACCCTTCGATGGTCACGCCGTATGCTGGGCTTCTATGGCCAAGGTCTGGCTGAGCAACTCCGTGGCATCCAGGCAGAGATCAATCAACTTCTCCTCAACATCCAGGAGCAGATGAATCTTGCGACACCGAAGGTGTTCTTAGAGCGTGGCTCACAGGTAGCTAAAGAGCAGATTAACAACCAGACCTGGGGCATCATCGAATACGAAGGTCAGCCACCGCGTTTCTTCGTACCCCAGACTGTAGCGGGTGAGGTATTCAGTCACCTCGACCGACTTTACAATCGCGCTTATGAAATCTCTGGCATCAGCCAATTGTCTGCGACGAGCCTCAAGCCAGCAGGCTTAGAGTCTGGTGTTGCACTGCGCGAGTACAGCGACATTGAGACTGAGCGCTTTGTCATTGTTGGCCAAGCATATGAGGCGGCATTCCTAGAGGTTGCGCGTCAGATGATTGACCTAGCTAAAGACGTATCCGAGCAAGGCAAAACTTACGAAGTTATTTCGTATGGCGATAAAGACATAGAGAAGATAAAGTGGTCGGAAATTAAACTGCGTGAAGACCAGTATCGGATGAAAGTTTATCCGGCGAGTCTTCTCCCGACCACGCCAGCCGCACGCCTACAGACAGTCATTGAAATGTCTCAGGCAGGTTTGCTTGATAAGGCGGAGACTCGTAGTCTTCTGGATTTCCCTGATATTGAGCAATACAATCGCTTGGCTACAGCACCACTAGATGAAGCTGAGATGTTGGTCGAAGAGATATTGGAGAAGGGTAAATATCACCCACCTGAGCCTTTCAGTAATCTCCAACTTCACCTACAGTTCTTTCAGCGGGCTTATATTGAGGCCAAGATAAACGGTGCCCCGGAAGATCGTTTAGCCATGATGCGTCAATATATGCAGAGTTGCTTTCAGCTTCTCCAGCCACCGGAGCCGCCTGTCGCTGCCATGCCAGGAGGGCCAACCCCAGTACCCGGTGGTCCCGCTCCTACCGAACTAACGCCTACGGCAACACCGCCGAAGGAGGCCATTGATGCGCTGGCAGAAGCAGAATTGCCAGCCCCACAAGTAACTGGTGCCACGCAAGAAGGTGTGCCAGTTTAAGGAGAGAGTATGACTGAGGAAGGTGCAGTTGCAGAAGAGGTTCAATCAGTTCCTGATATGGGAGAATCTTCTGGAGGAGATGCTGGAGGATCCCCTGGAGGAGGAGACGTTCCACATGAAACAACTGGAGCGGATGATAATAACGATGGAGTGGAGAGCAGCGATGCAGGAACTCCGCCCGAACCAGCGCCCGACCCATTCAGCAGGCGATTTGCCCAACTAGCTCGCGAGCAAAAGAAGTTGCGCCAAGAGCGCGACGAAATGAAGCGTGTTCAGCAGGAGCTAGATGCACGCAAAAGTACGGTCTCATCGTTTGATGACCTACAAAGACTTGCACGTGAGAATCCTTACGAAGTCATGCAGAAACTAGGGCTAGACTACGAAGCCCTTAGCCGACAAGTCCTACAAGATGGCGAGATTACCCCCGAGCAGAAGATGGCCGGGGAAATGAAGCGCCTTCGCGATGAGATTGATTCGATGAAAGCGGAGCGAGCAGAGCTTGTGAAGCAGGAAGAGGCGAAGAAATATCAGGACACTTACGGTCGTTTTGTTGACGAGATTAAAACTTTTGTGGACAATACAAATGAGTTCGACTTCGTTAAGGCAAATAACGCCTATCACGTCGTCGCTGAGGTAATGCAAGAGCACTACAACAGCACGCAAGACGTTATGAGCTACGACGAAGCTGCTAAAATGGTTGAGAACTACTACGAGGCTGAAGCAGAAAAGTATCTCGCAGTACCGAAACTAGAGCAGCGACTCAAAGAGCGTTACGCTCCAGCGAAAACAGAGCCCGTGGCTGGGCAAGCACAAGAGGAAGCTGAGGCTTCTGAGAAAACGCCATCAAAAACATTAACAAATGCCCAGGTGCAACGTGCGCCAGGGGATAAGCCCGCGAAGCTTAGCAAGCAGCAGTCTATCGATTTGCTGGTTAATAAGTACGGGTCTAGTCTGTTTCGCTCGGAGTAAGACGTGCTTGCTCCGATAAGGAGTAAGTTATGGCAACTTCATTAAATCTCGACAATGTCACCCAGGCGCTAAAGGAGCATTATAAGCCCTTGACCGTCAAAAACATGGTTTACAAGGACAACCCACTGCTCGCCCTCATGCCTAAGTATGAGCGGTTCGGCGGTGAGAACATGCCTGTTCCAGTTCAGTATGGTATCGCAAACCGACGCTCTGCTGACTTCTCAACCGGTCAAGGCCTGAACACTGCAACTGAGCTTGCACGGTTCGTTCTTACTCGTGTGAAAGATTACTCTTTCGCGAGCATCACCGGCGAAACCATCAAGGCCACTGAAGGCGCAGCGGATGCGTTCCTTAAGTATGCAACTCTTGAAATCGACGGCGCTATTCAGTCGCTGACTCGGTCTCTTGCAGTTTCTATGTACGCCGATGGCTCTGGTTCACTTGGTACTGCTAACGTAGCAGCGACCACCTTGACCATGATTAAGCCTGACCAAATCACTAACATTGAAGTTGGTATGGAGCTCAACTGTGCAGCGACAGCAACAGGCGCGATTCGCGCAGGTACAACCATGGTTGTGCAAACTGTTGACCGTGACGCAGGTACTTTCACCGTAGATAACGCTGGTTCGTTTACTAACGGCGATACTCTCTTCCAGCGTGGCGATGCGCAAAACGGTGGCTCTGCTAAAAAGGTTTCTGGCCTCGAAGCATGGCTTCCAGCAACCGCGCCATCTTCAACTCTTTTCTTTAGTCAAGACCGAAGCAAAGATGCGACTCGA